GCCCGCCTTGTTTTGGCGATATCGTTTTCTCAATAAGGTTGCACGGTTGCGCGTTTTTCCGCTAGCGACCGCTACAATGGGGTGGGCCAGCGTGGTGGAACACCTGGCCCGCGACCAACCTGAGAACACAGGCTGATGGATCTACGCTACACCTTTGACGCCGAGCGTTTTTACCTTGGCACTCTTTGCAAGCATGGTCATCGCTGGCCTGGCACAGATTTAAGTCTCCGAAGAATCTACAAAAGCCCCAGCGGTGTTACAGTCAATCATTGCATTGGCTGTACTGGACGAAAGAACTCTGATTGGCTAATCAGCTTTATTGATACTCAAGCAATGGGATTGCCTGAAGGCATTAAGCCCGGCAAGCCGTGTAAGGGGCGTCATCTATGGAACAATTTAGAGATCACACTAAGAGACCGCAACGGCAAATGCTGCCAATGCGAGAAAGAAAGAAAAGCCAGCCCTGAAGCGCAAGCCACTATGAATAGGTGGCGACAGGAAAACGCACATGATCAACGTCAAAAAGCGCGAAAAAGAATGGCAAAATTGCGGCAAAATCCTGAATACAAAGCAATCTCAAATGAACGAAATAAACAGTGCATGCTGCGCAGAAGGCAAACCATTGGAAGGGTTTCGACCACAGGACTGCTGGTTCCGCCAAACCTTCTGGGCCACTCTCTGCGGGCCCGCGACATTCAAGCCTTCGCCGATGCCGGCTGGGACGTAGCGGCAATGGCCCCGGAGACAGTCTCCGAGTCCCGCGAGCTCTGGTTTCACCTGAAAAACAGCCAGCCCTCACCAACTGTTGCCGAGCTGGTGGAGAGGCAATCGCAGGATATTTTCAACGAGGAAAAAGCCGAGTTTCTCGAAAACGGCGGCACAGAAGAAGAGTGGAAAAAGGAATATGGCAGACGTCAGTTCCGCATCAAAATGGCAACCGATCCCGATTACGTTCTATACCACCGCCAAAAGTCAAAACGCCGAAAAGCGCAGATGCGGAATAGCGTTGCCATTCAAGCAACGGGTAAGCAGATTAGGGCACGGTTTGCGCAGTTCGATCATCGCTGTGCTTACTGTGGCGCAGCTGGCGACATGCACATTGAGCATGTAGTCCCGATCAGCAAGGGCGGGCCGCACTCCATCGGCAACATTATTCCGGCGTGTAAGGACTGCAACATGAGCAAGTTTGACCACGAAGCAGAGGCCTGGTACCGCGCCCAGCCCTTCTTTAGTGAGTTGCGCTGGCGGAAGATCTGCCGGGTACTGGGGTGGCAGCGCTCCAGTGTCGGTCAGCTTGCCTTTCTGTAGTGCAGAACCGGTTGTGCAACCCCGGTTTAGGCTGGTTGCATGACGGTTGCAACCAGCCAAGGTCTCAGCGCTGAGAAAGGGGCTGAGCTAATCCACCGCGAAACCGGCCGCAGCTGCAGCAGGCAGAACCTGGAGAAGCTGTGCCGGAAAGGCGCTCTGAAGGAAAGCCCTTGCGTGTTGAGCGCCTATCCGCTGCGCGTGGATGGGGGCCTGCTGGTAGCCGAATATCTGGCCAAGGTGGCCCCGTACCAGATTGAAGCGCAGCAGCCTGCGGCCAAAACCAAGGCCTCTGCCAGCGGCGCATCAACGCGCCGGCCTATTACCCCGCCACCTGACCCCACCGAGACGCCGGACTACAACAAAGAACGCGCCTGGCACGAACGCGAGAAACGCCTGATCGCCGAGCTGGAGCGCCGCCAGAAAGCCGGCGAGCTGGTCTACAAGGCCGACGTGGAACAGGCGCAGATGGCCATCGCACTGACTCTGAAGAACCAGCTTGAGGCGCTGCCGAAGCAGATCAAGCAGCAGCTGCCGCACCTGTCGATCAGCGACGAGGAAATGATTGAGCGACTGGTGGCCAAGGTGCTCACGGCCGTGGCGGATTGGCGCATGGATCAGGAGGAAGAGGAATGATCACCCGCGACGTGCCAGCGCTGGCGGGAGGGATCGCTGAATGTTTCCGCCCTAGGCCACTACTCAGCGGCGTGGAGTATGCCGACACCTACGGCCATGTGACGGGCAACGCTGCCAGTAAGGGCCCATGGATCACCCGGCCTTATCAGGCGTACTGGTTCTATGCGTTCGCATCGCGGCGCGTCCCGATTTTTGTGTGCATGAAGTCGGCGAGGGTCGGCTGGTCAGAGTCAGTGAAGATCGGCGCGGTGCAGTATTACGCGCATTGGAAACCATCCAAGGTGATGGTGGTGCAACCGATCGAGAAGGACGCGGAGGAGTACAGCAAGGAAGACATCAGCGACCTGTTTGCCGATACGCCGTGTCTTGATGGCCTTCTGTCGGAGTCGAAATCCCGCGGCACAGCGACCAACACCATCCTGCTGAAGAAGCTCACGAATGGCGCACTGATCGACATCGTGAACGCCAAGAGCGGCAAGTCATTCAGGCGCAAGGAGCGGCCGGTGGTGATCTTTGAGGAGCCGTCTGCCTACGACCGAATCAACGAAGGCTGCCAGATCAAGCTGGGTATCCGCCGGACAGAGACCTCCTGGAATCCGAAGGTGATCATCGGCGGCACGCCGATCTTCCCGAACGACAAGACCCATCAGTGGTTCCTGCGTGGTGATCAGCAGTACCGCTACCTGCCCTGTCCGCACTGCAGCCACTACCAGCCGCTTCGGTGGGAGGCGATGGCCAAGGACGGCCCCGACGCCGGCACGTTCGAGTGTGAGAACTGCAAGGAGCCAATCCGCTACACCTCCCTGCGGGAGATGGATGCCCACGGCGGCTGGGCCTGTCCGCTGGGATTGGATCGCTCCCAGCAGTCATTGACAGCCGAGGGTGAGCCAGCGGTTGAGAGCCAGTACATCTGGGCGGCGTACAGCTACCACGCCGGTGCGGTGTGGTCGAAGCTGATCAGTGAGTACCAGGAAGCGCTGGAGGCAATGCGCCGGGGCGATACCGACCCGATGCAGACCTACCACAACACCGTGCTGGGAATCCCCTGGGAAGACAGCATCGCCGGCAAACTCACCTGCGACGGCCTCGCGGAGCGCCGGAAGAACATCGAGGGCGGCAACGGCTACCCGGCCGGCACTGTGCCGAATGGCGTGCTGCTGATCACCGCCGGGGTGGACGTGCAGGGCGGCGGCGGCTCAGTGGGTGAGCGGGTGGTGGTGACGGTGTGGGGATGGGGCCGCGGCGAGGAGGGCTGGCACCTAGGCCACTGGGAGATCGACGGCGACCCGCAGCAGAAGGAAACCCTGGAGCAACTGGAGCGGATCGCGGCCACGAAATGGCGACGGGAGGATGGCGCTGAGGTGCCGCTGGCGATGGGCGCGATCGACGAGGGCGGCCACTCGACGCAGGAGATCAGGGACTGGTGCCGGAAGCAGGGCGGCCTGTGGGTGCCGGTGCGTGGTGATGGCGCCAAGGGCAAGCCGCTGGTGGGCCGCGGTTCGCCGGTGGACATCAACAGGAAGAATCAGGCGGTGCAGAAAAAGGGCCTACTGCTGTACCGGGTGGGCTATGAAATCAGCGTGTCGCACCTGCAGGGCCGGCTTAGGAATGAGATTCCAGGGCCTGGGTATCTGCACCTCGGCGAAGCGTCTACGGATCAGTTTCTGGCGGAGCTGTTCCCATGGAAGCGGATGCCAAAGAAGGGCAGCCACGGCCGCGAATATCACTGGGACTGCCCGAACGGAATGCGGGATGAGGCGGGCGATTGTACCCGGTACGCCTATGCCGCGCTGCAGCTGGTGAGCCGCCGCTACAACCGCGCCACGATGTGGGACCAGCTGGAGGCGCAACTGGCGGCGTCCGTAGCCTTAGATCAGCAGGCCGCGCCACGAAAGGCCCGGAGTTTCACGGTGCTGAAATGACCCAACCGCTGGAGCTCTACCAAGGCGATCTGACCAGCTGGCTTGAGTCCCGCGTCCACCCCGACGCCACGGCGGTGCGCGTGTGGTTGCGCGGCAGCGGTGCTGGCGCTGGTGTCGAGGCCGTGGCCACTGATACAACAGACGGCTGGCGGGTGACGCTCACCGCGCAGACCACCACCGCCATGGCAGCCGGCGCATGGGAGCTGCAGATCGTTAGCACGGTGAACGGCGCACCGCTCACCACCGGCCGCGGTAGCCTGACGGTTCGCAAGAGCCTGGCATTCAGCGGCACCGCCGGAGCGTTTGACGACCGGAGCCAAGCGCAGCGTGACCTCGCTGCGGTGGAAGAGGCGATCCGCGCACTCACCACCGGCGCGCAGGAATACCAGATCGGCAGCCTTGGCAACGGTGGCCGCAAGGTGGTCCGCGCCGACCTGGCGGAACTGATCAAATGGCGCGACCGCCTCAAGGCTGAAGTCGCCCGCGAGAAACGCGCCGAGATGATCGCGCAAGGCCTCGGCGATCCGCGCCGGCTCTATGTGCGCTTCACGGGGGTGAGCTGATGGGTGTTCGATCCTGGCTGCAGCGGCAGATCCTGACCACCCGGCACGGCCGCGCTGAGGGCCGCCGAATGTTCGAGGGCGCCCGGCGGAACCGGCTGCTCCACGACCTGGTGGCGCCGACCACCTCTGCCGATGCCGAGCTGCGCGTCAGCCTGGCGGTGCTGCGCGATCGTTGCCATCAGCTGGTCCGCGACAACCCCTACGCCCGCCAGGCCAAGCGGACCACCCAGATCAACGTGGTGGGGCCGCGCGGGATCCAGATGCAGGGTCAGATACTCAAAGCGAACGGCACCGAGAAGGACGTGCGTCGGAATCGGCTGCTGGAGGAAGCATGGCGCCGCTGGTGCCGGCCGGATACTTGCGACGTGGCGGGCCGGCTTTCGTTCCACGGCTTCGAGATGATGATCGCCGGCAGCCTGCCGGAGTCGGGCGAGTGCCTGGTGCGGATCGTG